ATTCATGCCATTTGGCGTTGAAGAAATTAAAATCTTAGAAGTTGTACCAGAAGAAATGGTTGGATAAACAGACGTGAAGAATTCTTCAGCAATGTTACTTGGTACGAATGCAAACTCGTCAAGATATAGAAGTGAGATAGAAAAACCACGGATTGCGCTTGAAGCAGTAGAGTTAGCCAACACACGACATCCATTTTCTAATTCAATGTCGCCCTTGTTCCAGGTTTTCACACCCTGTTGAATCCACATTGGCAATGCTTCATATGCCAATTTGATGCGCGCAAGAATTTCTCTTGATGTGCTTGCTTTGTTTGCAAGAATCGCGACGGTCTTATCTTGATTAAAAAGAATGTACCAGAGAATATAGCCGACAATGATCGTGGTCTTACCGACCTGACGACCAGCCTTTACGATTACACGGCGATTGTTGTTAATGTCATTAACAACGTTTTTTTGAAACGGATATAAAGATATTTGTACAAAACCTTTATCAAGTGTAATGATCTTGACATAGTTTTCAATAAAGTATTCTGGATTTTGTGCACATTTGACATACTCACGGACTTGATCTTCCGTAAGTTGCATTGCCATGTTAACACGTTTTAACTTGGGATTGCCAAGATAATGTTTTAATCGACTAGGAAGATTCATTCTTTAGTTGTCTTAATAACTCAGCAGTACTGCCAACGAATACTGCTTTGTCAACATTGATATTAGTTTGTGTGGCTTGCTCTTCTTTTGGTTGCAACTCTTTTTGCTGCTTTTGAAGAATCATAAGTTTCTCTGTGACATCAGAGAGATTTTTAATCATATTTGCAGCGACTTCGTATGCTCTTGGATGTTGTGATTCTTTCGCAACTTCTAAAATACCATCAAGTGCTTCATTGCCTTTTTCAATTAGATTATAATAGTTTGCGCGTGAATAGTGTGCATCTGGATTATCCTCCTGTGATTGATGGATAGTAATAGGTTTATCCTCTTTCACCACAGGAACATAATCAGTGTTCAAAATATCACTTAATTTATTATCTACGTCACTCATATTATATTATTGTAGGAAATTCCTGGACTAGTTCATCAAAGCCAAATGCTGTATTGGAGTTTGCGGTATTTGGAGTTGGTGTGATTTGAATCTTAGACAACTGCAAATCTCCAGATCCTATACTTGATACATTATAAGATGCATTTGATACTGCACCAGTTATAAATCTTCCTGTTCTTATAATTCCATTTACATCAGAAATAGCAAGTCTAAATGAATCAGGCTCCCATCCCTCAACAAATGCCGTAGCATTCGCTGAATTTAAATCTCTTCCTTGATATACAAGTTCGCCTGTTTTAAATGTTCCAAGACCACCAGTATTTGCGACTGTTATTGTGCGCTGTTCATCGCCTACTAACGAATTGAAAGTATTTGCAGTAACTTTGCGAATAATATTTCTCGATACAATAGGACCATACATGTAACCTTTTGCAGTAAATGATAAATTCCAAATTAAAATTCTTGTTGTATTCCCATCACCTATATCTTCAACATCGTAAGTGATATTATTTAAAATAAATGGCACGTCTACCTTTTGATCTGAAAGACCAATTATATCAATGGTTAGATTATAATCTGGATTAAAATAGGGAAGTATTTGCTCTACAATTTGCGTGCCATCTTCAGTATTACGAACATAAATGCTTAATGTGAAATCAAAATTATATGGTGTTGTTCGAATTGATTTTACTGTTGTTGATGATTCTGGTGAGAAACTATCTACAAACAAACTTCTTTTTCTTAATGGATCATATGTAATTGCATCAAGTTCAAAACTCATTCTTGGAAGAGTCATTTGAACTTCTTTGGTTAACTCTGGATCTTGTGTAATGCGTTGATAGAACTTTTCTTTTTGTGCATATTGTAGTGGCACATTGATGCGTTCTATTTCTTGAGTGCCCGCTTTATTATATCTTACCAAACGAATATTATTAAACAATGTGCCAAATGCCACAACCATTTTTCGAGTGATGCGATGATAGAAATGTGTATTTGATAACATTATGGTTCACCAAACGGATTTATTTCACTGAAGTCAATAATGTTATCAGCCTCAGTCTCAATTCTGAAATTATCTTCCATTTCTTCATTATTAACATTGATTAATACATTTGGTGCTGTATTCAATGTCCATTGTGCATTACTTGACGCACCAATCATCAAAGTATTTGCTGTAAATGCACCTTTGATATTTCTTAGATGTAATACTGCTTCTGGTTTGTTCCAATAAGATACAATACCTTTTGCTGTTGAATTTGCGAGACTTGATCCTTGATATGCCCACTCGAATAATTGGAACGTTCCATTACCACCAGCGACCATATTGTGCTCAAGACCGTAGCCATTAATATTGGCGATACGATCAATCTCATCAACACCAGTATCAAGTAATTCACCATTGTATTTAAATGCTTCGACTGTTAATCCATACATGTATGGTGATTTGGCATCTTTACCTAATTGGAAGAAGTTTTTTTCTTCTTCAACAAACTTAATTTCCATAAGTTTGTATTGAATTGGAAGATAAATTAAGTCGCCTTCTTTTGGTGTGTTATGAGTATCACCCATTGTTGAGGTTATATACTTCTCAAACGAACGACGAGAACAAACTAGTTTTGCAGTTTCTTGAACCTCAAGACCAAATTTACTGAAGAACTCTTTATTACCTTCATAATCTCTGAAAGTTTCTAGATAGACTTCAAGTTTAATCGCATGAGAGAAATATTTAACTGGATCATCACCAAACAATTCATCAGTAGATGAGCGAGAATCTCTAGGAATGTAATAGATATCAATTCCGTGATTCTTGATTGATTCGATGATCAAATCCTCAAGCAAGAATTGTTCGGTTCTTGCATGCTGATTATTAAAATATACACTAGTTGCCATTTTAACCCACTAAGAATGGAGTTGGTTCTTCGTATGTGTCTCGAAGTTTAACTTCTAATTTTTCAATTTCGAGACTTGCTTCGTCCCAAATCTTCTGCCCATTAATCGTTAATCCACCTGGAAGAACGTAGTTATCATACTTCTTAAGATTCTCTCCCCACTGACGCTTGAATAGTTGGGCTGTATATTCTTTTACCCAAACATCATTAAAAACTTTATAGTAGATGTCTTGATCGACCACTCGAAAACATTCGAATACCATATAGTTCCCAGGATTAAAACGATTGTCCATGTCTATTTGTAGATACAATCTTCCTGTTTTCTTATTAAAGGTATATGGATACTCGCCAGTGATAATCATATCAAGCATTGAAAGATGTTCTCTTGCAATGACGTAATAGGTATATGACGATGAAGTTAGATTATAAAAGTCATTCAAACGCAATTGATAGTTGATATCAAAGATGTTAAATCCTGCGGAAGAGGTGGAAGACTGCGTTGATCCTGTGTATGGAAAAACCTTCGAAACTCCGATAATTGAATCAGCGAGTTGAATGTACTTATTCGAAATGTCGCCAGCCGTAAGTTGATGCGCTAACCAAGTTCTTTCAGTTCCATCGTAATGATATTGCTGAAACAATTGTACTGCATCGTCGATGCGATCATCTAGTTGATCATCATCTACGTTAATATCTACGACTGGAAATTCGAGTTTTCGGAGGCAATAGTCTTTAAGTTCTGTGCGAGATGAAGGTTGTGCCATTGATGAACCTCTCCAATTATTGTATATTTAGTCCTCGACCAATTTCCCTTCTCGAGAAGTGTAAACTTTGTCTGGATCCATGTGAGCGAAATATTCATATCTCGGCTCTCCAGGTAAGATTCGTTTTCCTGTAGAATGCTCGCCAATATGCTCGATTAAATTTTCACCATGATATCCTTTTAACGTTGCAGAATACATCGAATGGAAATGATTTAAGTATACCATAATCATACCTTCGTTCAGATTAAAATTCCAGTAATCTTGAAATGGATAATCAACGATACTTTTACGATACAGAGAGAATATAATCGGAAACGTTTTTGTGTTTTTAGAATAATAATAGTTTTTAAATGCTAAATCTTCTGGGTGTAGTTTGCATTCTGATTCTGTAAAATACCATGGTTGTCTCTGTAACACAACAGATGCCATATTCGGATCGCTCTCTAAACATTCTATCATGTCATTGACTCGAGTTTTTCCTTTCAAGACAACATCATCTTCTTGGTGTAAAATATAATCATAATCTTGATTTTTAACCCAATTGAAAAAATTAGACCAAGTTACGGATAATCCTAAATTTTGTTCATTTTTCCATAAAAGAGTATTGTGTATCTTTCCCAATAATTCGAATATGTTGTCGTTTCGAGTTCTTGGATAATCGTCGACAATTAATCGAGTAACCGAATGTCCGCCATAATCTAAATTTGCCCATGAAGAAATACTTTTAGTTAAGTATTCAATTCGATTACATGAGAAAACAACATGGAGGATTTTCATTAGTATTCAGTATTAAAGAAAAATGTTTGAAATAAACGACCATTTTCATAAGTATCACCGAAATAATCTAGTGATGCATGATAAAGATTCCCACGGTACATGACGATTCGATTGTATTTGTTGGCAACATAATCAGTTCGTTCCCATTTAGTGTAATCATTACCATCTAGATGAGGTTCGGTGTTATCTTTTCTTTCATAATCACCACTTGCCTTATGGCGATATAATGCAGTTCCAGATGATAATGGTGCATTAGGAGTTAGATAACACACAGCAGCCCAAGTATTATAACTGTCAGCATGAATCCAAGTTCTATCTTGGGCGGTGCAAATTTGAAATGCACCAGTATATCCAGAGTGTTCGAGCCAGTCTGTCACTCTTCCTCCAGCATTGTAAACAATATGCTGAATCGAACTTTTAACGTCATCTGGAAGATAAGGTTTTGTGCGAAGCCCAGGATAATTTCCTCGAACTTCGAATGACTGAGATAAAGCAAAACTCCGAACAGAATCAGGATTGCTGTAAAAATCATCTGTAATAATTAATGTTGTTTTCATATTAATAATACATAAATCGCCCAGAAGTACCATCCCAACCAGAAACTTTCCAATCAGTTTCAATTATATTATTTTGATATGGTCTTGTTAAATAATACATTAACGTTTCAACATCATAATGTTTCATCGATGGCTGATCTATAAGATGAATTATTGTCTCGTTTATATCTATAAATTTCTCTAGATC